CAGTGCAATCAGTTACTCAACCAAATACAAGCTCTGCTTCTTACACTAAACGTTTACTTACAAAGGTGCCTAAGCCATGACAGATGAAGACAAGCGTTTTTATGGAATATATCAAGGGCTCTGTACCAATAACGAAGACCCAGATAAGCTTTATAAAATTAAACTACAGGTGCCTCAAATACTTGGTGCAGAAGAGACTGATTGGGCTCTTCCATGCTTACCAGTCACATCTGATGCCGAACACCTTGACCATAAAGCGCATACGGCCGCTCAAGTAGCAGCTTTATTGACAACATCCTCTACCTCTGTAAGTGGCTCGGATCCACAGGGGGGATCTGTATCTATAACTATCCCCGCTTTAACCGTTGTGGCTAAGAGTGGCGCTGGTACATTAGCTCACCCACATGTGACAAGCACAGACCCGCTAGACACAGATGGATCAGAAATTGGGCTAACCGCCGCTGAGCATACATATCACCGTAAGGTTCCAAATGTCGGTCAAAAAGTTTGGGTCATGTTTATAGCCGGAGACCCTAACTTTCCAGTATGGATGGGAGTACAACTATGAGTAAAGCTATGGCTTTGCCGTTTTCGTTTGATAGCAATGGGGCGGTCAATAACACCCAAGACCCTAAAAAAATACTGCAAGACCGAATTGTGTTAATAGTAATGACCTATTTAGGTGAGCGTGTTAACCGACCTAACTTTGGCTCTAACATAAAAGCAATCTCTTTTGAGAACATGACAGAGGCAACTCAACTTATAAAACAAGAGGTAGCTGTGGTCTTTAATAAGTGGTTACCATACTTGAACTTTATTAACGCCACACCAAAGGTAGATCCCGTAGATAACATCTTGTCTATATCCATCACATATAACTACGGGATGAACGCAAACCCTGAGACCGTAAGTCTTAAAACTGCTATTATTAGTCAATCTGGAGATGTAATTACGGAGGTATCAAATGGCTAGTAACAATTACGTTCCCTCAGTAGATTACACCTCAAGGGACTATGCGGCAATCCTTACGGATATGACCAACCTCATCCCTATATTCTCTCCAACCTGGACTAATCGCGACCCTGCTGATTTTGGTATGACCCTACTAGAGCTCTTTGCTTATATGGGAGATATCCTCAATTACTACATTGACAGAACGGCTAATGAGGCCCTCATTACCAGCGCAACCCAGCGTCAAACAGTTCTACAGATTGCCAACCTTATTGGGTACACCCCTACAAATAGCACGGCTTCTACCGTAACCCTTACCTTCCAAAACTCAACAGCCTCTCCTATTACCCTACCTGCCCTTACACAAGTTGCAACCTCGTTAGTATCTAATGGAACTACCACCCAAGTAGTCTTTGAAACTAACTCAGCCCTAACCGTACCCGCAAAATCAGGTGCGACTAACGGCTCAGCTACTGTTGTGGCTACTCAAGGTCAAACAGTATCTAACGAGATTATCGGCATATCTGATGGAACACCTAGCCAAACATACGCGCTGGCTAACACTAGCGTTATTAATGGCACAGTAAATGTCACTATCAACGGCGTCGCCTATCAGTCAGTGCAGTACTTAATTGACTCTAATGGTTATGACCCGGTATTTTCAACAAATACTGACGCTGATGGCATTACCTACGTTACCTTTGGAGACAGCGTTAGCGGAAGAGTGCCACCTAACGGAGCACAGATCTACGCCACCTATCGAGTTGGCGGAGGTGTTATTGGCAACGTAGCTTCTAATACAATTAAGTACGTTATCAATGTTCCTTCTGGAAGTATACCCGCAGGTCTTACGGTATCTAACCAAGACATCTCTGTTTCTGGAGATGGAGCCGCTACTGGCGGAGCAGATGCTGAAAGCACAGACTCAATTAGAATCAACGCCCCTAAAAGCATTAGAGCAATTAACAGAGCGGTTTCTTTAAGTGACTACTCTTATATCGCTGTTCAGGTTTCTGGAGTAGCCAAAGCAATTGCTACAGCTGATGTCTATACATCAGTTACTTTGTACCTTGCTCCTGCAGGTGATCCAGGGGTTGCAGCAGACAACGTAACGCCAACATCTGTCTTTAACAATCTAACCACAAATGTATTGTCTTCATTAATAGACAAAGCCCCTGCTAACACCACTATTACGTTCCAACCACCAAAGTATGTTGGGGCTTACTTAGTAGTAAACATTACAGTGGCGCCTCAATATAAGCAGTCATCAGTTGTAAGCAACGTAACTTCTGCAATCAATAACCTCTTTTATATTGATAACGTCATCTTTAATGACACTATTGCGGTGTCAGATGTTTACCAAACCATCTCATCTGTAGATGGCGTGGCGTATCAGCAGATACAAAAGTTGGTTAGAGCAGACCAAGATCAAACTTTTACTATTACAAATAAAGCCTTAACTAGCAACGTGGCCACTCTTACTACATCTGTAACCCATAATTTATCCGTGGGTCAGACTGTATCTGTGACTAGCGTTGACTCTACTTTTAACGGCACATTTGTGGTTACTGCAACTACGTCTAATACCTTCTCTTACACATTGGTAGCTAACAACGTCTCTTCAACCTCAGCAACAGGTTCAGTAACCGCGCTTGTAGTTAAAGACATTGTTTGCGGAACTAATGAGATACCAACGCTGTATGAACTTGGAACTACCGCCAGCCCTTCAGCTACGGGTGTAGGCAGCGTTATTATTAACGCCACTGGAGGAATCCTGAACTAATGTCACGCTACGGTATTAGTTACTATGGTCTTGACTACTATGGTACAGATAACCCAATTAAGTTTGATGCCACCCCTTTTACGGCAAAACCTGCTGGTCATGGGCGCATTTTACTTAACTGGACCGACCCAACTGGAAACTGGTCTAAGCTTGCAATTGTAAGAAACAATTACGGCTATCCAGTAAATCCGTGGGACGGAACTAACGTTCTTACTGTGTATAACGGCAATGACCCGGTGTTTTACATTGACTCTTCTGGCTTAGTTGAAGGTAATTATTACTACTACACCATCTTTGTTTATAGCCTTATTCAATACTCATGGGTTAATGCGGGTAATGCTTTTGCGCTATCTGTTAAAGACTATGGCAACACAGATAAGATGTATGACTACCTACCATCTATCTACAAGATTACACAACCTTATCAAGCAACAACAGACACTTGGGATAACCCAGATCTGTATTCTTTCTTAAGTAACTTTGGTTTTGAGCTAGACTACACACAAAATATGACGTCTTTACTAACCAGCCGCTATAACCCATCAACAGTTAATGGTACCCTTGTGCCCTCACTAATGAATCAGTTTGGCCTTACCTACGAACCGGCTTTAGGACTTCAACAAAACCGTAAGCTACTTCGTGATGGAGTGACTCTTACTAAACAAAAGGGCTCCAAAGAAGGTCTAGTAGGATTTATTAAAGACTTTACTGGGTGGGGAGTTCCTGTACCTATCTCTGGCACACCTAACCCAAGCACTAATGGAATTGTGGTTGGCCACAATATGATGCTTGACTACAACGACTCTTCATTTGTAGAAAGTGTTGGTCACTGGCAATCACTAGATGGCAGCGCTGATCTAGATAGACTTGCTATTTATAACATCCAAACTATCTCTGTTAGCTCTGGAACAGCTACCTTAGTTATTGGCGCTAATAACTACGACGTAGGAAACTCAGTTGTAATTCAAGGCTTACCATACCCACTATTTAACTCTACAACCCCAGTGGTATTGACCGCAGTAGATCAATCTAACAGCATTAGCTTCTCTACAAGCTCTCCTGACTTTACAACCGTAACGGGCTATAACGCATCAACTCAAGCCTATGGAACAGTTGCTCCGTACCCAGCTCCTTGGGTTGAACCGACTGCACCAACTCTATTTCCAAATAAAGCTAATGCAATATTGGCACTCTATAACACGTCCTCTAGTACACAAACTGTTACCTCTTACTGTGGTGATGATGACCCTATTAATAAGGGTATCCCTGTTACAGCAGCCACTAGTTATACGTTTAGTATTTATGCCGCAAAAGGCGCAGGAGCAACTGCTAGAAATGTAACCGCAGCAATCAAATGGTTTAATCGTTTTGGTGTTTATATCAGCACATCAACTGGATCAGCTGTATCAGATAACACAGCACAGTTCTCCGGTTCTGTTCGTCCTTATGTATCAGCAAGTGCGCCTACTGGGGCGTACTACGCATGCCCAGGGGTATCTATTGCCTCAGTAGGCGGCACTGCAACTAATGAGCACCATTACTTTGATGCAGCCCAGTTTGAAGCAGCTTCTAGCGCAACTAGCTTTGATGAGGCTCGTCAACTCCACTTAACCCTCAGAGCTAATCGCATTAATGAGTTAATCAACCCTCATTTTGCCTCACCAATAACTCCTTGGAATGTAACTGGCGCTTCTACTACAGCAGTTTCACAGTTTGCTGAGCCAGGTGTAGAAACGTTCTCCGTTACTACTGCCAGCATCGTATCTAATGTAGCAACAGTGACTTTAAATAACCCACACAGTTATCAAGTAGGTCAGGTGGTAGTTATCTCTGGAGTAACTGGCACTGATGCTAGTAACTATAACGGCTCTAGAACAATTACCGGAGTAGGCCTTAATACGTTTACTTACTCGGTAACTGCATCTAACTCTACAGTAACAAGCGGAACAGTTTATAGAGTAGGTAATGGACTACAACTAACAGCTACAGCAAACAACACAGCCGTGCTTTCATCTTGGGATGGATCTACAACATCTCAGTTGATGGGTATCTATTACCCAAACACCTCTTATACATTCAGCATCTATGTGCAACCTGCAACAACTTCTGAATCATTTACACCAAAGATTTCTTGGTACGACGCTACTCATACAATTATCAGCACTTCATCTGGCTCAACATTTAATGCTAATTCGGCTGCATGGACTAGGCCATTTGTAACAGCAACTGCGCCAGCAACAACAGCGTATGCAGCTGTTGAATTAGATTGGACTACGGCTGCAACAGGAGACGTAGTTATAGTTGACGAAGCTTTATTTGAGAACACTGGTCAAGTATTAGAGTACTTTGACGGCTCCAACGGTTCAGGAACTGTATATGACCTATTCTGGGAGGGCGGACAGGGTAACGCAAATGCTGCCCGTAGTCACTACTACAAGAACAGATTTGCTGTGCAAA